TACAACTTCTTCTCCATTTGTAAATGATACATAACCTGTTTTTTCATTTTGGTGATAATAAACGAAACCATTTGAGGTATCAATCTCTGTGACAAAGGCGACGGCTCCAGAGGTTTGACCTGTGATTACTTCATCTACCGTAAATGAACCAACATTTGAACCAACACTAAATGTGTTTGAAAAGTCTAAGTAATCCATTGCTTTAAGAGTATCAGAAGATGCTATTTGACCTGCTGCTGCTCCAGTTCCATTTAATGGATTTTTAACTAACATAATTTGTCTAAAGTCATTACCTACTGTAATATCTCCACTACCATCAGCACCATCTAACTTAACGTTAACTCCCATAAAGAATCCGCCAAGTTCAGCTCTTGGGTCAGTTCCATGACCACTCTTCTCACTACCTCTGTAGTTTGGTGCAATAACAGCTCGAGCAGTTCCTAATGAACCACCTCCACCAGATAGTACAACTTTAGCTCTTGTATAATTTGTTCCTTTACCAGTCACCGTAATTGCTGTGACTGCTCCACTTGAAATAGTTGCTGTTGCAGTTGCTCCAGTTCCATCACCTGTGATAGTAACTGTTGGTGCTGATGTATAACCACTTCCGCCTACAAGGTCATCAATTCTCTCAATTCCGGCAGCAGTGGAAGAGTTGTATGAAAGTACTTGTGAGTTTTGTTGTGGATAATCTACATTAGTAGAGTTAAGTGTAGTAGAAGCACTACCACCTGATACAGTCATTGGTAATGTTTTAACAGGCATATATGACTTAGTTAGGAACTTTTCTGAATCAGCAGTAGTAATTGTATACATATACTTCCATGTATAACCATCTGTGTTATCGGTTACTGGATCAACACCAGTGTGAACTGGTTGAACTGATACTCCTGAAGGTCCTGCCTTCAAACATTTATAAACTTTAAATTCAGATGTCACTACATAAAATCTTTCATTATAGATATTTGAGTTATCTGAATCCCATGCGATATATGATTCGCCATCTTCCCAGTCGTACCTAGGAACTACGTGTGAGATATCACCAGATTGAATTCTTTTCATACCAATAATTTGTTGATATGCTTCATTAACTGCATCGATATGATCTGCTGGTACTGTAGGTGTCGTGTCTACTGAATTTGAAATTGAATCAGACCAAGCATCTGACTTACCTATAGCCACATAGATACTGTTATTAGAATCGGCGACATCTTCTTTGAAGTTCTCTGCATTGAGAACTCTAAAAGGTGTTGTAATAATTGCTGCCATTTTTTTATCCTATTAATCTAAAGTTACAAAACTATTTGTGTTATAACTATTTATACTATTTTCATAATTGTTTTGGATGATTTGTGTACCTATTTGTTCTATAGTTAAATTAGAATTATAGGTATAAGGTGTATTACCAAAACGATTACCCTTATTATTAAAATAATTGTTTGTTGTTTCACTCAAATGATTCACTAATACTTTTAGAATCATCTGAACATCTTTTGCTCTATACTCGTTAATACTTTTCGATAATATAGAAATCACTGGATCAAGAACATAACCATTACCAGGATTACTTATATTTATAGAGGCTATTTTTGTTGGTACCAACAGTCCTTCAGCAGTAGCATTGGATCCACCACCACCTGAAATAGTAATGGTAGGGAGAGCAGTATAACCACTTCCTTGAGTAACAACATCAATACCTGTTACTTTACCACTACTTACTCTTGCCCTTGCAGTTGCGTTACCTGAAACTGTTACTGTAGGTTCAGATGTATAACCACTACCACCATTAGTTACTTTAATATATTCTAATGAGGTAGATTCCATTACAAAGTTTGCAACGGCTTGAACATTACTAGTTAATAAAACCCCATCACTATCCACAGCAGTAGGCGCTGCGATATTAATTAGTGGAGGTTGTCTGTAGTTTCTTTTAATTCTATTATAAATGTTAATCGCACCTATTTGTGATGTAGTATCATTATTTGAATTATCTTTTGGTCCAGGAACAGAGATGTCTGCTGTAGTATAACCACTACCACCATTACTTACTGTTACAGATGCAATCTCACCTGCGGAGTTTAATGCTGCAACTGCAACTGCATTACTTCCATCTCCTGAAATAGTAATTGTTGGTGCCGAAAGATATCCTGATCCTTTTTGAACTACGACGATAGAACTTATTGCACCTCCAGAAACTACTGGAGATAATACTGCCCTTCTATTGGCACGAGCCTCTGGATTAGGAGTAAACATAGATATAAACATTTCTATGAGTAGAGGTAAGTCCTCTGCACCAATTACTCCTGGTTGAATACCTGGCATAGATGAAAGTACTTTTCTATTTAATCTACCATAAACATCTACCAATTGATTTTCTAAAAACCCTGTTGCTGGATTTCTAGTTTGAACTGTAATAGGTTTAGTAGTATCACCAAAGGCTGCTCTTGTAAGTTGTAAGAGAATTAAAATTTCTCCAAAGAATATAAACCCGGCCGGATGCACAAGTTTATTAAATGTATCTCTCCAATCAGCAACGTTTCTACCTGACTTAATTAAATATGAATATTTCTGGTAACGATATGAGTCATGGAGTTTAATATCCTTTTCGGATATAAAACCCTTGGTAGATAAAAACTGATTGATAGATGGACTCCAATCACCTGCAGATGGAATAAGTGTATTATCGTAAGGTCGTTCTACTTCTACTTCCTCATTAAAGAATAATCTAAAGAAAGTTTCAATAGAATCATCACTACCTCTTACTTTATAAAAATCAATAATTCTCTTATAGAGTACTGACTTGTTTGCTTGTAAGTCTGCAGGGATAGATGCAGCAATTTCTTTCTGCATCATTTCTAAATAATCTTGAGTAAGTTGTCCATCTTGGTCCAAGTTCTTATCAATGTCCATCGCATCTTCTAATGCGTTAAGAATATAAGAAGGTCCAGGTCCTACCCAATTTCTAATAAGTGTGGTAAGTTTCGCACTCCAACCATTATAATCAACATAGTCTGTCGCGAGAGGATTCCATACTACAGAAAAAGTTTTTCCTATTGCTGATGTAGATTGTGCCAAAGAACCAGGAAGATCATTACCATTTGAAATGGCAACTGTCACTGCATTATTAGTAAGTAAGTTTATAGTGACATCATTCTCCCCAGCCTTAGATAATACTAAAACTGAATTAGAACCATCGTCATCTGTAAAGAAAGAATTACCAGTTCCGTCTGGGTCTGGATATCTAAAGACAGCTCTGTCTGTTAATAAAATATCATTAAAAGTTTCTGTCGTCTGATAAGTAAACTCGTCCATATTCATGAACTCGTAGTACTTTTGTAAAAGTGCCTTGATTCCACCTTCGCCGATATTCTTCAGAATCTCATGAGGTATCAGCTCGTCAATTCTTAAATCTTCTTTAGATTTTCTTTTAGTAGAACTTACGCTCTCTACATATCCAGGTGAAAAAGTATCTTCAGACATATTATCTTAACCTTGAGTTAACAGTATAATTAATAGACCCACTTGAACCGGCAGTAGAGATAGTATCTACTTGTGCAGTTACTGTTACCGCGTTACTATCAATATCTAGTAACTGGTCCCTCTTAGGTGCGATGTCTAAAGAGTTTGGAGTTAATGTGAGTTTAATAGTAGTATTATTAGCTGGGACTGTAAACCCAAATAAAGTAATCTTACCATTTGATGGAGTTATAACACCACAATTATTCTTCACAGTAATATTCTTACCATCGACAATCTTGTATATAATAACTTGTCTATTAGAAGAATTGGCTATTGGTATATCTCCAAAGTAGTGGTCGACACCACCTGTCTCTAATTTAAACGCTGATGAATTTAAAATAAAGTCAGTCGAGTTACCACTCTCATAGAAAGGAGCGGCAAAGCTTAAATTAAAGTTATTACTTAACTCGTTAGTTCCTACTGTAATATTCTGGAACATATAAGGTCGCACAGTACTATTTAAAATAGATGGGTCAGACTGGTCAATAAATTTAAGAAGTTGCGAATGTCTTAATACGCCGTCAAATTTATTTAAGTTATTAAAGTTATAATCTGCCACGACATCTTTAATAAGTGATTCTAATTCTGCAGAAGTTCTATCTGTTAAATTAGGATTATACTTAAAGAATATATCTAATTCTAAATATGTAAAATTAGGGTCCACTATTTCTGGAGTAATACTAACTACATTCTTTCCTTTTAAGATAGTATCTTTAATAGAAGCTTTTTCTCCAGCACTTAAAGTCTGAGCTGTTAAAGGTTTAATCGCGACATATACAGTTCCGAAATCCACGGGATCATTATCTTCTCCACCCCATGTTGAGATAGAAGATATATTAGAGAATGATTTAAGTATAATAGATTTATAGTCCTCGGATGTTACAGCCCTACCTTGGGAAGTAAAAGTTAAAGGAGCATTAAAACGAATTGATTCTATACTTTCTGGTTCAGTACCACCAGCTGCATTAGTAACTGTCGTCACAGTATAAACTGAAGAACCAGTAAGTCCGACTATAGTATCTGCGAAACTAAAACTAGCAGCGCCATTGGCTTCCTCTCCATGAGTATAGATATAATCCACAGTAACGATATTATCATTAACAGGCTGTTTACCAGTTACTCCGTCACCGAAGTAAACCTCATAATAACCATTTGGATTTTCTTGGAGATAATATACTTGAGAAGTTTCGTCCACTTTTAAAAGTGATTCGAACTTAGTATATACATTATAAGAAGTTGATTGTTCGTTATCTTGGACTCGAACTCTTAAAGTAGAAGTATCAGCGTCTTTATCTGAGAGTTGAAATTTCTGATTCTCTATATCATTGTCTACTCTATACAGTAAAGACTTATGTCGGCCCTCGGCCAATTGTACCCCATTAAAAGTATAAGTGTTATTCGTAGTATCTAAAGTCGCGGATATATTATCTAAAGTCGAAAAGTCATATGTCACTCCCGATACTGTAGAAGTAAACTTAGTCCCTCTTTTTAAAATAATGAGTTGCGGTCTATCTCCACTTTCTAAGGACGCGTCTACGACTAGATTAATAGAAGCTCTTGGAGATAAAACAGAACGCGGAGTATAACCTAAGAGTTTGGCCCTAGTGACTACATTCCCTCTTATCTGTGCTGAATCTAAAAAAGCTTCATTTAAAGAGTAGTGAGCGGCCATCGCGTTATAGTGAGTATTATAAGAAAGAACATCTAAGAGTACATTTAAACCACTACCCTCGAAGTCATAATCATTAAACTCACTTTGAGACTTGAGAAAGTTTTTTAGATTCTTTTTTATTTCGTCGAAATCTAATTCTGTTACATTTAAGTTACTTGCCATATTCTTACCTTAATCTTCTTAATACTACTTGAAGACTACCTCTTTCGTTGGATTGTCTTATTAAGTATTTAACTGTTATATTATAATTGTTCTTTTCTATATCCCCTTTAACACCAATATCTATTAAACGGATACGCGGTTCATGGTTTAATATTACATCTTCTATATTTTCTCTTAACGCTATTTCAGTAACGACGTCCATAGGCTCAAAGAGTAAAGCTTTTAAATTGGCACCTAATTCTGGCTGAAAGGGTCTCTCAAAGAAATTAGAAAGGATTAAATTTCTTACTGCGTTCTTAACTGCCTCTGCATCTTTCAAAGGCATAATATCCCCTCTAAAAGGATGGAGAGATAGTTTTAAATCTAAATCTCTATAACCCTTTTTACGAGCTGTCTTACCAATCGCACTCTTATCTGAGATATTAATAGGACTCGATGTTCTTTCTATAGTTGCCATATACTT